GTATAAGGGTGTTATCGCTTTCTTTTCATTCACTCCATCGAGGATCGTCTGTATCGATTCACAATACCCTACGTGCTACATTGTACCTGATTAGTATTACAACCGCCTTACAGGCTCTTCTAGGTGCCTTAGAGGATGGATTAGCCGGTGTCACTAACTGAGTTGGGAGGGCATACAGATGTTTGAGAAATTGATAGATGTGTCAGCAATTCATAACATCCCCAGCCCGGTATTCACCCCTGCTAAGTAATTATTATCACTGTTCAGATCGATATTCCCCCGTGATACGAATTCTTATCACCGCCTCAATCGTTATTTATTCTTATTAGCCACGTCCTAGAGCGGTTTTGTAAGGGGGCCGCACGGGGGGATAAAGCGTCCCGGATCCAGCGTATATGACTTCACAAATTTTCGTCATTTTTTAAAAGGGACCCCAATAAACGGCGGTTATTAGGATCCCGAGTAAATGATGGTCAGCCCCACAGGGGCGGTGCTAACCGCACCACATGGCGGCATAGACCTGTGGGAACTGCTGTTGTATGAGTGATTTGCAGCCTTCTGCGATATGTTTGTGCTCCAGCTGGGTGCCGTTAGCTGTACGGAGGTCACAATAGTGCAACCAGGACCGCAGAGTACCGTTCATATAGAGCGTTGTAGGTATTGAGAGGGGTAGGATGTCACGGACACACTCTTTTGCTAGACCTTCTTCAAGCATTTCGTTATAAAGGGATAACGATTGTGTGAATATGTCGTGAATACGGTCTTGGAAGTGTTGTTTTTTGTCAGATGGCACGTCATCAATGGAATTTTGACGATTTTTTAGGTCTTGACGCCGTAGATCTGGGATTTGTGGGAACTCTGTTACTTCTGCGTAACGTTGACTGAATTCTTGGAAGGAGAAGGATCTGTGTCGAAGGATTTGAGCAGCTACACTTCGGGTAGTCTTAATCTTGACACAGAGGTTTACCATTTCAAATGGTGACCAATGTTTGTGGGTGATAAGATATCGTATCAGGTTAGAGTAAGATGGGTTATTCTGATTGGATGGGTTAGAGACTCTAGCCATGTAAGCTATAAGTTCTTCACCGTTTTGGGTTGAGTGGATGAGTTCTACGGAGTGCATAACAGTAGGATAGTAGTTCTAATATTCCCAAGATTCAGATGGGTGGGGAGAATAAGTAGAATAAGGTGTTCTTGATCCAGTGGGAAGGGGGAGTCGGTCCACCCTTGAAGAGGCTTTAAGTGGTCGTTAGATCACGACCTGTCCCCTTCCCGCTCCCCCTCTTAGGGTGTTATCGGTTAAAGTATAGCAGACTAAGTTGTCGTTAGACAGCGACCTACACCCAGTTAGGAACTCCGTGTGTCTTACCTTTTGCTTGTCTACGTTGTTCTAGGTTCATCCCAAGGACCATATGATTAGCGGAGGCTTGTGGGTCATCGAAGAACTCCTCCAGCATGGCATTCCATTCTTGACGTTTACGGTTCTTTATTTCCTCTGACGCAGAGATTGCCATTGCGTCTGTGTAATATTTGACACCTTGAGCTAAGCAGTCTAATCTGTCGTCATGTTTAACTGCTCCTTTCTCTCTACACATCCTAGACATTTGGTAGAATAGCATGTAAAGGAGTCGTTCTTCTGGTGGGGCGTCTTTATTGGAGGAGTAATCCCATTCAATGACACCCTTGTCAACGATGAGTCGGTGTTGATTCATCACTGGTTCTAGGGCATCAATAATACGGTCCTCTTTACGGACATTAGCTCGTACTTCTTCTACACCAATGTTTTGTTTGGTTTGAACGATGTGTTTTTTGAAGAGTTCTCCGACAATACCATCACCGAAGTTTGTCTCAATGACGAGTTTGGAGACGTTGTACTTCTTGCAGCCCTTAAGGATGTTAAGGAGAGTGTTGTCAGAGTAGCCGTCTTTGTAAGCTCTCACTTCATGGAGGTAAAGGAAACCATTACGTTGGGAGATGTAAGCTGCTGCTGTCTCGTCAGACCCTCGTCCACTGGGGTCAACGGAGCAGATTGTTTCACTGTATCTATCCCAATCCCCTTGGAGTTGGACTGGGCTGTAGAAGTAGTCACCGGGCAGTCCTACGGTTGGAAGTTCACGGATCACGTTCTTTGGATCTGAGGACCACACAACTGACTCAGGTGCTTTGTCTGGATTAACAGAGGTAACGATGAGGTCTGCCATCTTAAGGGGGAACTTCTCAGCGTCAGATAGGCTTGTATCAAGCATGAACTGAAGCATGAAGTTAGACCTACCCATTGATGCTTCACGTTCAATGAGGTCTTCATTAGAGAAGCGATCTGGGTCTGTTACTTCCCAAGGTTCTGCACCGTTATCGATGTCAGCCACTAGCTGAGGAGCTAGAAGACCTTCGTATTGGCTGATCTTCCGAGGATACCTAGCGGGCCACACAAAGGGCTTGTAGGACCGTTCAGCTAACTTACGGTAGACAGTAAAGGTTGTCTGTGGCGTACCAAGGTACATAATCCGACTGTCTTCCTTTGGTGTCAGGATTGATTCAGCCTCAGTACAGAGTTGAAGGAGTTTCTCCCTCATCAGTTCTGTCATACTGTTACCTGGGACCTCAATATCATCAAGAATCATTAGGTCAGCACGGCTACCCGTTAGCTGTCCGGTAATACCAACTGACTTAACAGAAGGGGCTTGGTGTGGTGAGCAGTTAACGTCAAAGCTAATACGACTCCACCGTGCATCATCAGCTTTAGGTCTGAGGTGTGACAACCACGGTGTCTCAATAATGAGTTTCTGAAGGAAGATCGACATGTTGTCAGCTCTCTCTTTGGAGGCTGAGATGATCATGATCTTTTTTTCTGGGTTATTGAAAAGTGTCCACAACACAAACGCACCTGTAATCCATGATTTACCGACTCCTCGGAAAGCTTGGATCTGAAGACGCTTAGGTCCGTTTTGTAGATAATCAGCGATGGAGTATTGAGCACGGGTGGGGGAAGGAAGACCTAACTCTTGCCACATCGCTTGAAGGAAGAGCTTAAAATCGCTTTGAAGGAGGGTTAAAGAGTCCATAGGTGTATTCTATCGTGAGGTGGGTGGAGGCCCTGTTGTAGGACCTCCTAGGTATCGCTCAGGGTCTGTTACGGACACCAGTACCACGTCGGCTGACACGACGTTTAACAGCAGACTGTAATTTCTCCTTTGTCTGTTGTTGTTGCTGTCGTTTAGCCTGTACTTGCTGTTGTACCATAGCAGCTTCTTCTAATGTTCCAGACCTAGTAGGTGTCACATCAACACCAACTTCGGATAGCAGCTCATCAGCAAGAATACCGCCTGCAGCACTCAAGTCACCAGCCTGTGCAGCTTGAGCAGCTTCCCCAACAGCAATAGCTGTACCAACAGCAGGTAGAGCTTTAAGGAACGCTTTACCACCACGCATATTAAGATTCATACGCCTAGCTTCACGACCAGCTTTTGCACCACCTAATGATCTAGGAACAGTTGCACCGACATCAGTCATCACATCAACGTTCGGCACCAACCCAGTTTCCGCAAGACCTGGATATTTGTCATATGCTTTTGACATAGTAGTAGCATTAACACCCATAGCTTTAGCAGCTTCTCTTTGTTGCTTGAGTGCTTCAGAATCACTACCACCCATCGTCAATTCAGTACCCATCGTTTCAGATGCGCGTTGACGCATTAGACGTTCCGTTGGATGTTCAAAAGCTGCTGTATTTAATGCTATCTGTTCATCTAACATCGGTTTGAGAGATTTCCAAGCTTCTTCTGCAGTAGTGCCGCTTGGAAGTGGTTCTCTTTTAAACCTACCAGGATCAGGCTCACCTGTTACACCAACATGTGCAAATGCTGTGCCCCAATTCTTACCGCCAGTTGTATGTGCTGGTTTTGATAATGGAATAAATCCTTCAGCTTGAGAACCTACAACATACCCTTCTTCTTTAGCAATACCCCAAAGTTTGCGGATTTCATCTTCTCGCATGTTTTGAACAAGGCTTTCAGTAGAAGAAACAGAAGCAGGATGGTGGGCTTCGGTACCTGGAAGAGCTTGAGATCTTTTCCGTTCTTTACCCTCAGTTAGATTGACTGATCTTTCAAGTTTTAATGTATCTGCCTTTTTACTTTTTAAATAATTTAAAAGATCATTCTCAAAAAGATAAGATCCTTCCGAAACAACATCTCGCCTGGCTCTGCGAGTTGAGCTAATTTTAGTAGCAAGATCTTCATATAACTGCGGATCTGAATAACCTAAATCTTCAAGCCATAAGGACAGCTCTCGGAGCTGCTCCTCTCTTGTAAGTAGGTCATTTCTAGCAATGTGTAAAGCATCTTGATATTCTGGTTCTCTTGCAGCAAGGATTTCTTCAGCCATCAGCTAATATGTGATAAAATTAAAGTTTCACGATTTGGATTAGGTCCAAATTTATTTCTCATCCATTGAAGCCAATTGTTACTTCCTTTGTCCTGATTACACTTATGACAGGCTGGTACAAGGTTACTTGTAAGATTTTCTCCACCCAAAGACTTAGGGCGAACGTGGTCAAGAGTAAGTTCATGTAATTCATAAGTTTCTCCACAATAGACACAAGTGCAATTGAAGTGTTCTTTGATGGCGCGTCTCCAAAGACGCTTTGCTTCGGGACTTGTCATCGTAATCAGGTTTTGTAAATAGTGATCAGGACTAGGAAGTAGTGGGGTCATTAGGCGTACCTCTGGCCTTTACGGGGACGAGCACGGTTAGTCTTTGGACTTTCAAGTTTTCCTTTGTTAGGTCCGGTATGACTTGCGTCTTTACCATCACCATTACCGTAAGTTCCTAGTTTTCTATTTAGTTTGTTGGCTTGGGTGCGGATCATAAGACCCTTCTTAGTGCGGTTGTATGCCTTCTGTTGGGCTTTATAATTCCCGTTGGCATACTTGGGTCCACTAAATCTCTTGTTTGCCATATAAGCTCCGTTGGACCATTTCTGGGTCAATTCGTGGCATAAGATTAGCTAGTTTACTAAGTGCATTACCTTCAGTAGCAACACCACTGATGTCATTCTTCACAAGCCAATCACACGCTGCTTTTAGTTCAGATGCGGTGGCTTCACCGGATTTAATCCGATTAAGGAACTCTTCCGTGACAAGGTTATGGAGTTCGTTAAATTGGTCTTCAGTTGCTTTCTTTTGTTTTGTCATGCCAAGGTGCGGTAAGAGAAATGGACCAGCCATCCTCACCGAAACTACCTGTCTCAGTAAAGATTGGCTGATCCACAGACGAATCAGGTTGTGCAAGATCAGACAGAGCCTTGTCTACAGCTTCTCTTGCTATTACTTTTTTGGCTTCAGTGCATTAAGAGCAGTGAAAACAAGTTGAAGGACAGAGTTATCCTTCAGTTTGGACATACCGATCACTTCAGATGCAGCAGCCACGATCACCCAGAAGATAGGGGATTCAAGAATTGCGATGATTTCCATTTGTAAGAATACCGTCTAGTTTTTGTTCAATTCGGACCATGTGAGCTTCCACTCGTTCTAATGCCATAGAGAACTCCGTCTTACTAAGATATTCCTTTGCAACACGAAGCTCTACAGCATCAACCCGGCGACTCACCTCACCAATTCGTGAGTGGAGCCGATTGGTAAGGACAACTACCCCAGAAATAAGGGCTACACTTGCTGAAATCGCCGCTTCAATCATCAGTCTCCAGCAAATTTACGATAAGGAGTTTCAGGGGTAACAGTGAACCCACTCCAATCAATATCTTCAGTTGATTTAACGTTAACGTGCCAACCTTCCACAGTGGTAGGAGGAGTAATTACCTCCCCTGTTTCTTGGTTATAGACACCATCGTCGTTATAGATGGTGCCAATTTCATCCACTGCCCACTCGTGGGTGTAGTAACTCCATTGTTCTTGAAGATCAGGCTCTTCTTCAGTGCCTACGTTAACGACATTAAGGATACCAACAGCCTGAGCGGCTTGTTTCCACACTTCTTGAGAGGGGAAACGAAGGTAAGTAGTAGTCATAAAAATTATGTGGTAAGGGTTTGGAGGAGGGTGTCAGAGAGGCGGGTTGGGTAGTAGGTGAGGCGGGAGATGTGAAGCTGGGTAGTGCTTGAACCATCCCTTCTCCTGCCAAGTCCTAAAGAGGAGTCAACGACTGGAACCAGTTGATTCCAGCCCCCTGCATTGATGGGAACACTGCTCCCTCCCGTGGACAGTCCGTAATTACCTTCTTTGTATGCGTAAGCTATTGTGCCAGGAGAGGTCCGGCTTCCGTAAAAGAACGCGGACGGAATACCACCAATAATGAAATAGGAACGAGTATCTAGGGTAGTGGAATTTGCAAAACCAATGTTATGGGCAGTATGTCCGAGTGCATAGTTACCAGTTGTTCCTCCAATCTCAAGAACAGTGCCAGTTGAATCGGCAGGATCGTTTCTTTGTGAAACTAAAACCGTCCCCTCACTCTGGTTATACCAACTACTAAAATTACTCCCCGTAATACTTGCCACATCCGCCACCCTTGTCACACCGCCGATTGGGCTGGTGGAAACATCAGCAGCACGGGAGATACCTCCTAGTGTTCCGTCTGTGGGGATGTAGGAGCTGGCGTAGGGGGATTCTTCTAGTTGGGCGCCCCACACGAAGATAGAGTTACCGGATGTTCTGTCAAAGCTTCCGTCAGCAATAGTCGGAAAAAATTGAGTCTGAATGGATCCAGTTGAAGTTGTGTAAACACTAATTCTGTTCCATCCACCGGGGAGTGCTTGTATTGACCCTACACCAGCTCCTTTTTCACCAGTTTGAAGATTAAACCAGGAATCTCCTGAACCAGTAACATTTGTTTTAACCCATCCAACAGAATTTGCCTTGCAATACATAGAAAAGGTGGAAGGGTTGGAAGTTGTTGTGAATTTATAGGCAGTACCAGTGCCTCCAGATGTAACGCTACTTGCGTTAGTTGTTCCATCTGGCGAAGTTGTAACGTTTGTGGATAACGTATGGCCGGTATACGAAAAACTGGAGAGAGAATTTGATTGCGTTATTAAATTCGTCACACTTCCCTCCAACAACAACCCCGCAGGACGCATCACGCCATTCTCATCAGGAAAGTAAGCATTATCCCGTGCTACATCAATAGCAGCAGTTTGAATAACACCATTGGCGTCGTAGTAGGTAGCAGTGGTAGAGCGACTGGTGAAGGTTGCAGGGGTTGGGATGTAGGAGGTGGGGAAGGTTCCTGCTTCGGCTTGGGCTCCCCAAAGAAGCAACTGACCACTAAGGGTAAAGACCCAGCATTCTGGATTCGCAGTATTGACGACATTCCTGCGAATGGAACATCTATACCAACCATTTCCCATATTTACTGGGGCAAAAGATGTCCAACCACTATCTGTTGAAAGAATTGTCCCATTACTGAGGTCGAATGCAGCTCCACCGTAACTACCATCCCAAATCCTCATATATAGTGTTGATGATGAACCAGACTTGGCAAAAATAGAAAATACTTTATTGCCACTACCAGTTATTGCAAATCTAAGACCTATTTGTCCGCCTGACACTTCAGTGTATGAGACAGCAGTGGCTCCACCGTCCGGTGAAGGATAATTTGGAATAACAATATTATCAAACTTATCAAAGCCACTAAGATCATTGCTATAAGTAATTGCATTCGTCCTACTCTCCTCCACCAACAATCCAAGACTCTCACCAGTCACTGGATCATGATCAAATCGTGCCTCACCACTAGCAGCACTTTGAATTACACCATTCTCATCAACGTATGTGCCAATAGAATTACGGGAAAAGGTAATGCGTGGATCTAGCTTTTTATCCTGTGCAAACTTAAGGTCAAGTGTAGGTCGTGAGTTAGGGTAAAGATGTTTAATAGTCATAATTTATACTCCAATTACAGTCCAGTTTGTGCCGTTGTACCAAACAAGTGCATTAGCCGCTCCACCGCCAGTAACGGTAGAACCAACACTTGGACTATTGGCATCAGTTACTCGGAATACACGACCCAATGGACCAGTAGGAAGGTCAGATACAATAATTCCTGTTTCAAGGTAAAGGCTATCAATAGAGACAACATCACTGTTTTGATAAGCAAGTGTCCCAAGCATGTAGTTCAAAGGAACCTCATTTGGATCCTCCCCTACATCATGTTGAGTAACAATAGGAACTTGACTGAGGTTAAACTCAGTAACCTTGATAAGACCACTACCGTCAGCATCTAGATCAATATCACCATTAGCAAGTGACGTATAGATCCGCCTATCCAATACATCAAGATCAGCTCCCAGTTGTGGACTTAGATCAGATACAAGGTTAGTAGCTACCGACTGAGGATCAATGGTAACAAAACCAGTCCGTTGATCAACTTCAAAAGTATCACCAACTTTAAACTTACCGTTCTGATCAGTGCTAGAAAGCCAAACACGACCATCATTACGACTAATAACTTGGTTAGCTTCAATCGCTACACCACCATTCTGCGGCAATGCTCGGTAATCTGTACCAGTACCTGCATACTCAAACGTATGACCAGAAGTACTAACAAACGACTGAAGGAAGAAGCTAATAGCAGCACCATCAGCGTGACCATTATCAAGACCAAGGTTTACAGCACGGTTAGCTGGATCAGGGTTACTGATGGTAACATTCCAACCAAGACCATTAGGACTGGAGGAAAGTATCTCATAAATGTCACTACCAATCTGAACAAGCATATTGTCCAAAGGACGGGTAGCAGAACCAAACCAGTTATCAACAGGTTGGTTAATAGCAAAGGTAATGTCACCTTGATTTGCTGCACCGTTAGCCGTAGCAGTGAAGATAGCAGTAGTACTCTTACCGTCAGCAATCAGACCATACCGACCAAAGTCAGTGGTGCTGTTGGTAAGGTTAGCTTGACCACCGTTAAGTGCTTTAGTGTGGTAATGACAGAACGTACCGAAGAAACTAACAAGCTGTGCATAGCCATTATTAGCCACCAGACAGCCGGGACCATCAAGGCAGATCTGAGTGAAGCTATCAACAACAATACTACGAAGTGGGCTAGAAGCATCAGGCAACGAACCATCAACAAAGATACCACCACCAGTAGGTGCAGAAGTTAGATCACCACCAGTACCAGCAAAGTTATTAGGATCAAAGTTGTTGTTATCAATACCAGAGTCTGCAAAGTTGGTGCAGTTCTGGATGTAGGGACTCTTACGAATGACAGCCCCAGGATAGAACCCAGCAACCCAACCTTGATTAGCAGGTAGACCATAAGTAGCATCACTATCTACTGGGTGACCACCACGAGCACCGCTTGCCTTCAAACCAGCAAAGGTAAAGCCAGAGATGTACGTACCGCTATTACAGCGGAACATGGTCTCAGTCTCAGTAGCAGGAGTAGGATGGATAAAGCAGCTACGGATCGACTGACCAACAATCGAAAGATTATCTACTGTAATATCAATTGGAAGAATTTCTTGATTTACACCAGGAACCACATAGACAATATCACCAGCATTAGCAGAAGCTACAGCATTCTTAATTGTCTTCTTTGGGTTAATGATACGATGACCATCAAAACTATCGTTACCGTTTGCAGAGTCAACGTAAATGACAGTAGGTTGAGATGTAAACGTTCCACCAGAAGCAACACCAATCCAACTAGAACCATTCCAAATAGAAAGGGTATTATCAGGAACCTGTTGAAGCCATGTCTTACCTAC